GCTAGTGTCGACATCCGATCCGATTGGGTAAGGTGTATTTGCATACACCCATACCAAGCACTGGGGGTACAATTCCCTAGCGCGTAGCAACCGGGGGTACAGACTTTGTATCAACGGCTTATTGAATGGATGGTCTATGACGTCGGGCTTGTGAGCCCTAATCAAACGCATCAGCTTACCAGCTGATCCCTTCAGAGCTTCCTCCAAGGACTGAAACTTCAGCACCTGATCGAGGTTGCCGCCGTATGCCTGAATAGGCACTCCGTGGTAAAAAGCTCTAGATGCCATCTGGTCGATGACATCCGGGTCCAGGTCAAGATTCTTACCTGGGTCCGCCCCAAAACGACCATACGGGGAATCCCGGTACGCGTGAGCGTACCAGTTCCTAGTGATCGTTTGGATCTGGACGACCAAATCCGCTGAAGACTTTTGGGGAGCAGACAGCTCCCACGCCATTGCTCGCGCAAGGCGCTCTCCATAGGAAATGCCCTCGGGATTATATCCGAAACCAACCGGCGGGGCGGCATAGGAAAGCCACCTCGCAACATGCCTTTGCTTAGGCAATAGGTATCGGATTACGCGTGGACCGCAATTTTTAACTTGTTCCAGGAACGAGTTGTCAAGTGTGTCGTCCCCGTACTTAAGTCCATGGAGGATTGCTCCTCTCGTGATGACACGCCCAGCGAATTCGGCAACCTTGTCCGATTCGATGGATTTGTCCATGGATATGTCGATCCCGATAACACCCAGTATGCGCCGATACTCTTCCGCCACCTCTGGTGAAGCGATGACAATGTCATCTCCCAGTATACGGTAGGGGAAGTCTAGTCTCCCCGTCTTGACACATATGCCCCTCACGAGGCAATGGTGCCAGATCGAGAAGAGTGCGAAGCAAGGGAACAGACCCAATGGGGTTCCGCGCCTCCAGCGAAGCTGAACGGCCTCACGCACTGACGACTTTAACGGGACTAACCAAGTTCCCGTAGCCGCCAGATACAGGAGCATCCAGTGGGATTCCGGGCATTTCACTGCTCGTAGTATCCCAATTAGCTGTGATAAAGGAATCACATCTGAAGCATTGCTCAGATCAAAGGAGTAGACTTTCCTCCCTTGAGCTAACCACCCTTGCGTGTCGTACACACCAGTTTCCTGATGGTAACAACAGTCTTCTGGAAGCGTAGCCAGCCACCTAAACAGACTTTTCCCGAGTGGTTGAAGCGCGATTTGGAGAACCCTGTTAGGGTTCGCTACGGCGCGTAGCTTCAAACCGGGCTCTTGAATGAGCCCGATATTGCCAACATAGCCGAAGGGTATCAATCCCTCGGAATGGGCAAGCCACTTGATCTCCGTGGCATATCG